TGTCGAGACCCTCTTCTGGTTTCCAAACATACATAGGTAGCTCCCACATAACAGGACTGCCATCCTCGTTCAATTGATTCACCATCCATAACAGACGGCCTTGCTCTAACATATACTCTTCAAACTTATCTTGATGTTGTTCTTCATACGCCACTGATACAGCATCGAACAGCTCATACTCATCCTCACACTCACACAAGAGATCATAAGCCTTAGCAGGACCATAGCCTTTCAGACCGGGAATGTTATCAGTGCTATCCCCTGTTAGTAATTGACTGTAGAAGAACATCAAACCACCACCTGTTAGCTTCTTCCTATTCTCTGATAGGTGTAGCTCACCATGCTCACTGAACTTATAAGGCCCGAACTCTGGCTGCATACCCGACTCCCATCCGTAGTGCCAGCCTGCTACCATACGTAGATCTTTATCCCTGCTGCATATGATTGTATCATCCGTCTGATTGATAGCTAAGGCATCGTCCGCTTCCATGCCCTCAACCATTACAGACCATGAATGTGACATGATATAAGCACGAAGGTTCTCATAGTGGAAAGGTTTCTCTCCCTTACGATTGCCCTTGTACGGTTTGGTTACTGCTATCTTATCCCTGAAGTTACCCTTACCTGTCAGGTACATAACGAAGTCTTCGGCATCAACAGCCTTTAACATATCCCTTAGCTTGTTATGAAAGACTTCGATAACAAAATCAAAGTCACTGATTGGTTCGTCCTTCGGGTACTCAGCTACTGCCGAGCATTCATATACTAATAAGTCTCCATCTATTAAGGCCCGCATATCAACTCCAGCTCTGCTTGTGTCTCGTAATGGAAGGCTGACCAGTAGTGCTTCTCTTGCTCAGCAACAAAGAGCTTCCATCTATAATATTTATATACATGATGGTTCATCATAAAATTTCTCGCATAAAAAAGGCGAGGTTTTACCCCCGCCCTATGTGTTAGCCATATGGATTAGATGCTTCTTCAGGCTGTGCCTCTGTAACCTCAGGGGTTACAGTCGGTGCCGATGCACCGCCCCCTAATGCCTGAGCTAGGCCACTGCCACTAAAGTTAGTAGCACCCTTGATCTTATCCTTCAAGAAGTCAGGCAGTTTGTTGAACACATCCATGTCCGGCTCATCGAAGTCAAACATCTGAGTGTCATTGACTAGCTCAGCTACAGCCATGCCCTTCATGATAGGAGACGTTGCTCCGATGTTAGCATACACTATAGTACTGTCATTCTTATTAGGATTGTGGACTACAGTTAACGCTACTGGTGCACCTAACAACTGAACCCAATCACCACCTGCTGATTGCTGTGGATCAAGTGCTAGGTATCGTTGAGTACTCTTAGCTCTATCAGCATTCAAGCTGTAGAATGGGAAGTCCTCACTGATCCATCGTGGCTTGGTCTCATCATCCTTACCGTTCTCATCCTTCATGAACTCAGTAGCAAGTTCATATGTGCATCGAATCATAGCGATAGGGTCCTTTGCTTCTCCCTTCCAAGGTCGTCGTGGTTGTACACCTAAGTCAATGATTGATACCAGTCGAGCTGGGTATGTTCCAATATCAATAGGTGCTTGTGGTTTAAACTTACTGTTACCGCCGGAACTCTTTACCTTGTTAGCATTTAAAGCCATTTTCTGATTCCTATTCTGATTTTAGTTTGAACGTTGCACACTACGCAACGGTTGTTAATGGACTTCCATCCAATTCTTTCCTATCATACCATCACCTTGGTGAGGACATGCTATCTTTAATCTACGACCTGACTCAGCTATAGCCTCACATCCTAGATGTAAGTAACGCTCAGTTAGATCATCTCGTACCTCTGCTGAGAATTCATCATGGACATTAGCTACGAACCCATACTCCTTACCATGCGTCCATCCCTCAGCATCACACCATTCCTTTAGTAACACCAGTGCATGTTGCATTAGGATTGCTTCATCACTTTGCAATACATACACAAGGATCTGATGCTCACTCTCTATGTGTATAGGTCTACCATCTAACCCTTCAACCCATCCATCATAGTGTTCCAGATTATCCCAGTCATTCAATCTTGTCTTAGCATTAGACACCCATTGCTTAGTTAAGTTCCCTACTAAATCAGAGAACCCTGTTGATACACTAAGTAATGCATCCCTGATACGTGTACCTGTATCTTTATTCTCTCCTATAATATCACCCAGTTTGTTATCACTAGCTCCAAACATGAATGCGTAGTTAAGATTCTTTGCTTGACCATAGCTAACAGTGATACCTATATCGGCTATAGCCTGTTGGTTTATCTGATGGATGGCTGTACCCTTAGCCTTGTCGCCATTGATTAATATCTCAGTGAAAGCATCATCACCTACCCTTGCTGCAAGCATACGGTTCTGACATCCGGCTGCATCCACACCTACGATTGAGTATCCATCCTTAGATATGAATGACTTCCTCATCCACTTACCAAAGAATGCACCCTCACTAGGTACGTTTACTATGCCTCTGTGCTTAAGCCTTGCTGTTGTACACATACCCGCTATACCTTGACTGATACGGCCATCATCACGTATGATCTTGACCCATCCTTCCAAGTTACTGCGTCTATGCTTACACTGTACACGCTTAGCTATAAGCCTGCCTATCTTACCATCAACACCACGGAAAGCATCAGCACCATTCAACTTAGGGCTAGCTCTCACTAGCTTACGGTCTACCTTGATGTGCTTACCATTCTCTTTCTTATAGTTCCATGCCTCAGGTATCCATCCCTCCCTTAGTAGCCAGTCCTTTGTCTCCTTGTTACTGTCTAAGTTGACAGGACGGTAACTTATTCTACTGAATGGACCAGCAACATGTGCTGATTCACCATCCCATTTCAATACCTGTGAAGAGGGCAGCCCCGACTTTAAGAAAGGCTTACGGACCCAGCCGTAGACACCAGCCTTCTTAGTCTCATCAACGACCAGCACCTGTGGTAGTCGTGGCACTACCACCTGATCGATCTTACCTACCCAATGTGTGAGCATTGCGATAGACTTATCGATGTGTGTACGGTCAACCAACCAGCCATACTGCTCTTGGTCATGCAGTATCTCGAAGAGCCGGTGAGTCAATTGATGTGCGGCTATCCAGCTAGGGCCGCCCTCTTCTTTCAGGTAATTGTGGACGAGTCGAAGGATCTCTACATCTTCGACACATCTATGTAACATCTCAGGTGTGTATGTTGTCCAGTCTTCATGCACCACCTTACCTCTGCCCACCCGATACCCGAAGGCAGCCAGCGAGTGAGGACGTGTACTCTTATCAGGACAATCATAAGGCAGCTTACGTTCAGGCCGTTGAAGCCTAGACATAAGAGCTGTATCAATCTTGATCCCCTTGTACTCATAGTTAAGCATCATCTTTAGCAGAGGGAAGTCATAACCTATACCGTTGTGAGCTACCAACATGCTGCATGTATCCATGAACTCGGTCATCTCTTTCATCTGATGACCCTCAAAGATGTGATGCTTGCCTGATGCTGCCTCAATGAAGACACCACAGTGTATCTTTGTTACTGTATCAAGTAAACCGTTGGCTTCTAAATCGAAGTAGCATAGCATAATATCTATTCTCCTTTTTTATATTGTGATACATGGGCGTGCTTGCAATTCATACAAAAAGTCAAGTTACTGTTGCCGCAAGTCCACGCCAAATAATCCTTGTGCCTTTCGCACTCAGTCTTTTTACAGTCCCTACCTGTTCTAGGTTTTGGGTGGTTCCCTCCGTAAAATTCTTCAATCTTTTCTCTGGACATCTATCACCTCAGTCACACATGTCACCGTCTCACCATCACCCTTTGAATCTACCAGCATACAGATCTGATCGTAGACGCTTGCTTCCTTATACTCCTCGACGGCTGAGGTTTCATCCTCTGCTTCGACAATGTAGTAGACCCGCTGAACCTCTGTTACCTCTATCTCATACGTCTTCATCATCCATTCCTCTGTGAAAATTGTCCAGTATTTTTATCCCAGAATAAGGGCACTGTGCCTACACTACCGAACTCTCTGTCCTCTAGTATAACTAAGTCCCTGCAATTACGTTCATCCTCTGTTAGTTCAGGGTCTCTGTTACCTTTAAGCCCGAGCATGTAATGACACGACCTCATCATTGACCGTGACCCTGCGAACTGATTAGATAGTACATCACCTCCTCTTTCATGTGGCTTCTTACCATTACCCGGACTGAGTAAGTGACAGAAGATTGTGATAGATAAGTTATGATCCTTAGCTAATGATGCTGCTTCACTAGCTATCTGTCCTAGCTTTTCATTAGCCTCCGATGCTGATAGTGTGTTAGTAAAGTTAGTGATAGGGTCAAGGTATACTGTACGGTATCCCTCTGCTGCTGCTTGGATTATGTCAGACTTGACTGACTCCCAGCTTGCATTCTGATACAGGTCTAGCATAGCTACGTTCCTACCTATGCGTGGCTCCCATTCATCCCATGCTTTCTGATCGAACTCGATGTTAGGATCATGGAACACACGACTGGCTGCCTTACCTACGAGTAGCTTGTATGTCTTGTTGTTTGCCTCCTCTGGTTTAACTAAGAATACTTTCTCTCCATGTACTAAGATCTTATGCACTGCTAAGGCATTGAGTAACTCAGACTTACCTTGCTTAACACCAGCTCCTATGTACCTCACCTCACCCCATCGTTCGCCTCGTGTGAGCGCTGTTAGTGCAGGCCATGGAAAGCTAAGCCCCATCTCTGCTTCCTTACATGCGCTGCTTGAGAGGCTGTCACCATACACCAGCTTACTGTTGCTTGGTGCTGCTGCCTTAAAGAGTACAGAATTTTTTAAAGATTTTTTATGTCCCTTAACTAAGCATTCATTAGCATCCTTAGCTGGTAGGCTAGCACGCATAGCTTCAGGGTATATCTTACACACCTCTGCTGCTGCTATGTTACCGGCATCATCCATGTCAAAGGCAAGTACCACATCTTTGAAATGTTGTTTGATGTACTGTAGTTGATCAAGTACCTGTCTCTTCGCTCCACCTGAGCCATTGGATAGGCTGACCACAGCAGGGTTAAAGTCTGCATACTTAGGATCAGTGTTAAGATCTTTAAGTACTTGGAACAAGGCCACTGCATCGAACTCTCCCTCTGTTATGATAAGTCTTGGTGCACCTGTTGCTATTGCCTGATCCCATCCAAAGAACTGAGGCTTACTAGCATTACCTAGTGAGAACATGTGCTTCTCTCGTAAGTCTCTCATCTTATAGCTAACAATCATACCCTCACGCTTGATAGGAAAGGCTGCTGTCGTTGGTGTAGTACCATCCGACTCGCTTACCCCTATCTTAACGCCAAAGTAATCAAGGTATTCTTTCTTTAACTTCCTATCGGGTAGGTCATGACAAGCCCATGTTCCTATGTCCCTCACGTCCTTCAGTATGTCCTCTAGTGGGCGTTTAAGCTTAGCTGTTGGTGGTTTGTAGTCATCAGGCTTATCGTCGTAAGGATTCTTTACAAACGTACTACAAGCGAAGCAGTATCCATGATACACACCACTACTCT